GCAAGCTCTATAAATTGTACCAGAATGGTAATCTGAATCAGCATAAGAAATGATTGCTTTAACTTCAGTATCTTTCCGAAGTTGTCTAATCGCTTTTGACACAAACCAAGAAGTGATGTTATATTCTCGTGACTGCGTAATAGGTTCGATGCAAAGTCTTGAAAGTTCGAATAATCCTTGTTGTTCATGTCGTTCAAGTCCAAACGCTCCTTTTGCTATTTCTGGTACAGGGAGACCTGTAAATATGCAAGTGCCAAGACACCCACCTATTCTGAGAGGACAATCCCAATCAGTATCCTTAAAAAGTCCATAATTGAACCCAGATTTGAAGTCCTTGGATAAATCCTTCAAATAGTGATACTGAAGAAGCAGACCCTTTGCTTCCTCTTTGGAGATTCGGTCAATGGAGTAATCTGTCTTCATAGAACCCATTATATCACATATCGACCCTATAGGCAAAAAAATAGCCCGAATTTTTTTTCGGGCTTTTTTGTAATTATTTTTTCTTTTTGGTTTTGGGTTGATACCCCCATGACTTTGGATTGACATTTCCATTTCCAAAGTCCCACCCAACAAACTCTTCTCTGAATTTGTCCCAATACATATCAAAAAGTTTTGTGTTCTTGGATGGTTTAGTCAGATCATAATGCATTTCACCATCAATTTTATACTTAATGATTTTTGCATCTCTGGGAGCATCTTTGGTATTAACCTGCTCCCAGGTTCCATCTGCTACGATAATTTCACATCCGTATAAAGAAAGAGCATCTTCTCGTTCTGCTTTAGTCCATCCAACCACTTTAGACTCGGCCTCCCCATTTAATATCCGGGTAGGCTTCGGAAACAACTTCTCTGTCAATTTTATACTCGCTCTGTAGATTTTTGTCTTTAACAAGATTGAGAACTTTAGCCTCATCACGATGAATTGACTCAAGCAATTCGATATAAAGTGCCTCTCTACGAGTTCTGTTCAGATCATAATTTCCACCAACAACAAAGTTGTAAAATCTCTTTGTATGCTGATTCAGTCTACTCACACCATCAACGGGATGAGACTCTTCATTTGGTTTGTAGGGAACATCACCTTCAGGAATAGCAGACTGAATGGAGTCGTCAAAATTCCAGATGAGAAGAGAAACCAAACAAGGATTTCTATACTCTTTCAAAACTTCGACTTTTTTTGCCTTGGTTCTTTGCTTAGAAACAAGATCAAGAATTTCACTCTGTAATGGGTTTGGCGGTAACTTTGTGGGAGCCGCTTTCTTTACAGAAACTGTTTTAGTAGTCATGATTAAAAATTAATCCTCCTCTTCTTCATCATAATCATCTTCGGTTTCAAACCTAACAGCAATCAACTCATCAGGGATAAGTCTTCCATACTGATCAAACATCTCGGGGTGCATTTCTGCTTGTGCTTCGTATGCTGTGGCATCTACTTGAGACTTCCATACCCAGCCAATTAAAACCCCCATCATCAATGCTCCGACTATCATGAACGCAGTCATTATTGCAACTACTGCTGTTAACATCGGACAACCTCCTATCTTTTTTTGAATTTCCTTCTAGAGGAAATGTAAATGCGGATTTCTCTTCCGAAGAAGACAAATGTCTGATCAATTATAGTGCGAGGTTTTCTTCTCCCTGATAATATTACATCAACACCTTTATTTATTGACATGAAATCAATTTGATTGCCTGGTTTTGATAAACTCAATTGCTTCTTTTGCTCCTCCGATTAACTCTCCATCAATAATAACTCTTGGAAAAGTTGCATCACCAAACTCACTTTTGAATTGTTCTCTGTCAAAGTGCTCATCAAGAGTATACACCACATGTTCGATATTTGTCAAGTCCATGACTTCTTTAATGAGTTTGCAGTGCTTACACCCCTCTTTTGAATAAATGATTGCGTTCATGATTTTATAGGTTAATTGTTTTATATATCAGTACAATCCTGGCATGGTAGCAGGATCATCTAAAAGAATATGTGGTCTCCAAGGATTAGCAATCATTGTTTCTTCGGTTACAATGTCACTAGCAACACTTACTCTTAGATCATGATTTGTAGTATTTGTTCTGTGATATACCCAACTAGGCCACATAACAATTCCACCAGATATTGTTGGAAATGCAACTGCCTCACCTTCATCGAATGGATTCAAGAGATAAAGACTGGTATTAGATGCCTGTGGATAATATGTACATGCTAAGTATGAATTTGGTCCAGACACATGACAGTGCCTGTTTACAAATTGCCCAGACCTTAAACAATTAGCCCAAGTATGAATGTAAACTTTGCGACGTTGATATCCAAGATCAGATAAAAATCTCAGATAGTGTTCACGAATCATCTCAAAAAATTCCGTCTGAACTTTATCTTCTGGGAATCTCTTGAGATGATTGCCGTCTAGTCTATCTCCACTATCGTCCAACAAATTATGTTGTTTCCAATGTTGAGTGAATGCATATGGATCTTCAGTATTTTTAATTACTTCAGAAACCAACTCTTCATCCTCAAGCATTTTCTCACACTTCAAGCAATACTCAATGAGTCTTTTTTTGAAGTCTTCACTTCCATGTTTTGCGGTATAGTGTTGAATTAAAAATGATGGTGCAAAGGGAGTCTTTGGTTCTGCTCCTCTCCAGTATTCAGTTTTACTCATAATTCATGCCCCATATATGCGGCACCGATAGGAATGCCAGAATCATCACTGACTGGTTCAACATATAGTTTTACATCGTCTGGAAGGTGTTTAAGGTATTCATAGTTGGCTACACAGTTCAATGCACAACCACCAGACAATACAATGTTTTTACATCCAGTTTGAATTGATGCGGTTTTCAGAAGATGGGTCATGTAAAATCTCAAAATCTAATTGCAATCTCCAGGCAAGATTGGCGAGAGGTTGAAATCTTTGGATGATCTGGTGTCATATCATCTACTTCACCCTCAAATTTTACATACTCATAGGGTATAAACTTTGCACCGTACTGAACTCTATGAAAAAGGTCTTGATCAATTACTGAGGGATGAAGTAAGAACGGTTTTATGTTTGGATCTGGTTTACCATAGGCAGCCAACCCCATAAGAATTCCAGATCCAAGTTCACCAAATCCAAGATAAACTGACATAGCAGAGTAAACCATTCCAATGCCAATCTCTGCATTTTGATTAATCCAATCACACTTTGGATATGGACGATCACAATCAATAAAAGTTGGTGTAACATTTTTCCAAACGCATTCAAAATTTCCGTTCTTTACATGATATACACTTTCAACTTCATGACAAGTTGGTTCGTCGTCGTCATACTTTAATGGATTTCCCATTCCATCAGCAACCACAACAACTGCTTCATCAAAACCAGAATTATAATACCCACAAGCAGCATGAAAAATATGGTGCTCTGTAGATATAATTCTATTAATGTGATCGTTTTTTATTCCATAAAGTTTCTTATACCACTTTGCTACTTTATAATCAAACTCAAGAGCCCATTCATGAATGTATTCGGGTTCCCAAGTTTTATGCAACAATCCAGTAATGACCCATTTATCAACTCTGGTGTGCTCTTCCAAGTAATCTAGAACAAAAGTAGGATCAATATCATGCTTGTACCTACTTGCTCTTTCTTCCGAGAGAAACCAGTCAATCTTACCATCAGTCACTTGGCAAACGCCAGCATCATGAGTAAGATTGACTCCCCATACTGTCTTATGCTCTGTCATTTGACATAATGGTTACCAGTTTTCCAAGATCTGCAAGATACAGATAATTGATACCAGAGTTTCTAAGCGTCCACAGAGCATCCTCTACGGTCTCAACAAGAGGTTCACCACCAAGGTTGAAAGAAGTATTGAACAGAATAGGTACACCAGTTCTCTCATAGAATACCTTGATCAGATTGTAGTAATTTGCATTCTGCTCTTCAGTAACAGTTTGAATTCTACAAGTCTTATCAACGTGCATGATGCTAGGAATCTGTTCCGCTTTCTCCTCAGAAGCAGCATTAACGGCATACATCATGAAAGGAGTATCATCCATTCCACGAAGATCAAACCAATCATGAACGTGCTCGGCCATAATTGTACCAGCAAAAGGACGGAACCATTCACGCTTCTTGATAGTATTCACCTGATCTTTTCCATCCTTAACAGTAGGATCAAAGAGAAGACTTCTATTACCAAGAGCACGAGGACCAGCCTCAGATCGACCTTGATAAAGAGCAACGATGTTTTGCTCCTGAATGATATCAATGACCTCTTCAGGAGTTACATCTCTAACTTCCTCACCTTCTTTAAGTTTAATATTATCGTAGGAAGGTTGAGGACCAAGATAAAGTGATTCGTTCTTTCTAATCGTCATGTCTTTTTCTGATTCATGCCAAACGTATTTTGCTGCACCAATACAAGTTCCACCATCGTGAGCGATGGCCTCACAGTATAGATTTACACCTTCGGGGAGATGTTCACGATACTTATAGTTTGCAACACAGTTCAAACCATATCCACCAGCGATAACAATGTTCTTTTCACCAGTCAATTCAATCGCTTTATGAATCAGACGAATCATCTCATCTGAAGTTGCCTCTTGAACAGCATAAGCAAAATCTTTTTGAACTTCAAGACTATCTGTATCCAGGTATGGGAAGATGGTTTTGTCAACGTATGCGCCATTAGGATAGTTAGGGACGAAAAGATTCCTATTACTGAACCTACGTCCCTCAGGTCCCATAAAGATGGGAGGAATCTCAGGATTAGGTTTACCATAAGGAGCAAGACCCATCGCCTTACCAGCCTCAATGAAGGAGAATCCGAGATAATCGGTCATCGCTTCATAGGTTTTTGTAATACCTGGGTGATCAGTGAAGATCACATCATGCAGTCCTTCATCTTCACCACGACCACGATGAGCGTGAGGAACCTGAAGTTTCTCAAAGGTTGTTACAGGTCCACGAACACCAATGTGCTTGTATTTTGTAATAAACTTTCCAGGATAGGATGCTTGGAAAATAGTTTCTAGTTCCCAACCAATACTATCTTCACCAAGAGGAACAAAAGTTCCTGCGCCATCAACAATCAAACATGCAGCAGATTCAAAACCAGAGTTATAGAAAGCACAAGAAGCGTGCATCTCATGGTGAATCATACCAAGATCAACAACTTGAGGATGAGGTCTACTGGGAGCATAACGGTCAATTAAACCAATCTTTCTGGCCAGAGCAGTGACATAATCATCACCAGAGAAATCAATTTTACCTGCTTTATCTAAAGAATCAGTATGTGCTACAACAAGACAATCGAGTTTATCAGTAAACTCTTTCATCTTCAGCAGTCCAGCCATGGGACCACCATCATACTTCTTCCTACTCAGTCTCTCTTCTTCAAGATAAAAAACTAGTTCTCCATCCTTAAGTAAACAAGCGGCTCCATTATGACCACGAGTTACAGCACCAATCCAAACGCTCATTTAGTCTTTTCCTCAATGTCTTTGATAATGTTTTCAATAATTTCCTCAGTTTCCTGTTCATCAAACATCATACAACCAGAATTGTAGTATGAGGCCTCATGAGATCCGAATCCACTCAAACGGAAAGTATCAAACTGAGGTACAAAGTCTTTCTTTGTAATCGTATTAAAGTAATGTGGATATGAAATATTCACGGGGAACGTGCTTCCAATAATCACACTACCAGGAGTGTTGAATGCGTATGCCGCATGTTGTCCTAGACTGTCACAACCAATAAAGTAATCGCACTGAGAAATTGCACCAAACCAATGGCGGATCTCAACATCCTTTGGACAAATAGTGAGTAAATCATTCGGAGCCTTAAACTCCGACATGCACACCACATTATACTCCGATCTGAGTTGTTTGACAAGTTCTAGATAAAATTCAAAACTAAAACTTCTAGAAGTTTTATCAATTACAGTTTCAAGTTCTTCCTCTTTACTAGCCCCTCTACCAAACGGTTGAATGATGATGGTCTTTTCATTACCATGCTCCTTCTCAGCCGCATTGATAATTGCTCTACCATATGCCAGTTCTTCTTCGGTCAAATAAATGTTTGGACGATAGTCTTCTGGATTATCCGAGTACTTTCCATTCCAATGTTTTATCAAACGCTTGACCAATACTAATCTTCTGATTGTAATATTCCCAATCGGTATATGGTTCTGCCTCAATCCATTCTCTATCTTTAATTATATCATTGAAGATGTTCTTCATCTCAGAATGATATGACTTTGGTTGAAGAATTTTATTTCCCCAAACAAAATCGAGACTAGAGTTTAGTCATAACCCTATTCTCTGGATTTGCTTGAACAAATCTTTCCAGTGGGCGAATTGCACTCAGCATTCGGCCAAGTCCGCCATTGGTAAAGGCAATCTTTCCCTTGGGGGATAGATTTTTTAGATGCTGTCATTATCGATAAAGATGATAAAGAATAATATCTGTACTATGTAGTCCTATTCTAACACCCTTCCGAGGTATGCACAAGTCCATCCTCAGGGTTCAGATATTCTGCCACGGAAATGTAATTATAACCAGGGAAATCCTCTTTTGCACAAGTAAAGTTCTGATACTTTCCAATCAAATGCTCAGGAAAAGGAATGTATTTAATCTCTCCACCGTATACTTCAACTACTTTTTCAGCAACATACTGGAATGATACTGGTTTGGATGTGCCAACATCATAGATTCCAGAGGGAACATCCTCATAAAGAACAATGTCAAACACAATCACCAACCCAAACAAAGTCTCTCAGAAACTCATCTGATCCTTCAAACAGTTCAATGTATCCTTGTTCTTCAATCTGTTTGATAAACTTACTGATAGGGCTGGACTGATTGGCAAGAATTTTCTTGTCCTCACCAGTTCCATACACATTAAAGAATCTGTATCCCTGAATTTCTTTGAACTTATCTAGGTTGTCCATGACATAGTAGTCAATAGTCAACTTACTCAAGGCGTAATAGTTCAAAGGATTGTATGAATCATGCCCATTCATACCATACACAGAGGCCGAGGATGCATACTTGACTGGGATTTGATATTCGATTGCCTTCTCAAACAAACGAAGAGTGAAGTCAATATTGTAAACGTAGTAATCTCTCAGATCTTTACCCACGGTGCTAGAGTTTGCACCCATGTGGATGATCTTAGTTACTCTATCCCAAATTTTAAATTGGTCAAAGAAAGTTAATACCTCTTCTTTCTCAACGCACACAACTTCTTTATGCTGTGCTTTCAAAGAATCTAATAAATGGGATCCAATAAAACCTTTATGTCCAGTCAGAATAATCATAACATTCTTGCAGCACCCTGTATATATTCTACCACATAAATAGCTAAAATTGTGGGCTCTGTCAGAGGAATCAGCGTGGCATCGAGAATTGGAAAGTTAAATTCGCTCAAGACCACACGAAATCTGGGTGTTAACACCAACGCCATTCTCTACACATCAGATGGCAATCTTACAGGTGTAAACATCGATATCGTGAACCAGGGCTCCGATCCTGCGAACGTAACCGTTGGCGTCGGTACAATCTTTGTAGAAAGAAATAACGGTGTTGGTATAAGAACAGAACTTATTGTTGGAGATTCAGATAAACTTCTGACTGGTGTAAGAATTGATGCACTAGAATCTCTCAGAATTTCTAATGTTGGTATCCGTAGTGGAGATAGTGTCTTTATTTCATGTACCAAACCAGATGTAAGTTTCCTGGCTACTGGTGCTATCGAATATAGAGACGCTGTTGCAACTCTCTTTGGAAAAGGAACTGCTATCAAGACTGGAATCACAACCCAGAACATCAATAGAAATCTTCCAATTCTAACAGCGACTAACCCAACAAAAACAACTCTTTATGTTTCCAACGCAAACCAATCAAAGGATGCTCGAATCACGATTGGTATTTCTTCTGGAACTGTAGAAGAACTTCTTGATTCTGATTATATTACCTACGCAAAAGGTATTGCATCGAATGAAGCAGAAATCTTTGATGACATTTTCCTTCGTTCTGGTCAGACTCTTTGTGTCAAATCATCCATTCAGGATGTAAACTTCCTGTCCTTATCAGTACCAGCAGACAAAGACTTTGCAGGTGTTGGTGATGACTCCCTTTATCTGAACACGAACATCTCGGCTCTTGGTATTGGATCCGATGGTTTTGGTTTCTTTGGTAATGTCTTTGGTAATATCTCTGGCAATATCTCAACAACAACTGGTGTCTCTACAGTATCTAACTTACAAATTGGTGGAGCACTTGGCATTGCTACAGTTGTACAAGGTGTTGGCGTTATTACTGGATTGACAAATGTCTCTGGTATTAATCCTCAGTCTGGAAGAAACACTGGAGTATTTGCGATTGCAGGTCATCCACTTGCAGGAGCTGGTGGAACTGGAGCATCATTCTCCGTAGATATTCTTGCGGATGGATCTGCAACGGTAACTATTCTGAATGGTGGATCAGGACACTCTATTGGAACGTCTCTCCTGATACCACGTCAAGGAACTTATGAAGGATCTTCCGATATTATAGCACAAATTAGTGGTATCGGAAATCGCATTGGTGTAAATACTGCACTAATTGTTGTTGGTGATGCTAGAATCACTGGAATTTTAACCATTGGTACACAAAGTATTACCCTCAATGGTGGACATGACTCTAGGATAAGCGTAGGAGGCACGTCAACGCTGCACTCTACCCGCTTAGAGGTAGGCACCAGCAGAATGGACGAGACAAGTCTTACAGCGGTGTCTCTGAACCTCTCCGGCGTCAGTACAGTATCGACTGTATTTGTTGGTACTGGTGTTACCTTACAGAGTGGTTTGATTCATGCTGAGAGACTATCCACAAATGGTATCTCTACATTCTACGGACAAAACTACACCGCAAGATTAGCAACACAAAACTATGCTGCTGATCTTACAGGTCCATTCCATGCAACCAAAATTGCAACTCTCGATGACGGTCTGTCGGTAACTGGTGTTGCTATCATTTAATCAGGAAGTTAGATTAACCGCAGACACACCAGACATTCGTGTCGGAGCAGCAGATACTCAAAGAGCCGCCTCTGTGCAGTACGTTAAAAACGAGGCTGCAGAGAGTGCGGCTGTTGCGTTCTTCTTTGGTGCTCTTTGATCAGAGTTTAACGTGATTAAAGAGACCAGAGGGAGGAGCAGAAAAAATAAGGTCTCTGCTGTGTGTCCACTCACCACTAATTACCTTGTTAGGCATGTCTCTAAGTTCTTGTCTCCAAGCAATAACTGCATTCATAATGGAGTCGGGAACATCATCGAGAAGCATGAAGTAATCGCTTGCATCTAACTGCTCATCACGAATTCTACGAGCTTCCTCAAGAAGAGTTTCTCCTCTATCAATCTTGGGGAAAGTAAAAGTTCCAAGAGTGAAATCATATTGAGGACCACCATTTGTAGAGGGTCCATAATACTCTGCCCAAGGAGTCTCTCCTTCGGTAGGATCATCTACAAAAATAGCATAAGCCTGTTCCCACTGAGGATGCTCATCAGTGATCCAAACAAATCTTACTCCCTCGGGCACTGCCTCTGCAGGGGGTTCTTCATGTTCTCTATATGCCCAGGTGTTGAAGCAATAACCGTTTGCTTCCTGCAGCATTAAACCAAACTTTGCCATTGTTCTCCTTTATTCAAATCTAATGCGAACGAGACCAGTACCGCCGTTACCAGCTTGATAGCAGCAGCAATTGTAGTTGCGAGGACCATCTCCACCGCCACCAGGAAGAGCACCAGGATCGCCAGGACGACACTGGCAGCAATGCTCATGAGAGAACCACTTAGTTCCAGCAGTGAATGCAGCACCGCCAGCCCAACCAATCGAATAGTACTGGGCATCAGAGTATCCTGTCTGTCCTCCAGTAGCACCATTGCCATAGATATTTCCACCAGATCCACAACCAGCTCGGTTAGACATGCAACCACAGTGACTATAACAACCGTTTCCAGCCATGTCTGCACCACCACCGCCGGTTGCACAGAAAGAAGAAAGATTATATCCAGTTACATAAGAAGTTTCACCATCTTTACCCCAGCAGCACCAGTGGCGACCTAACTTACCAGTTACGTCTTCGTTACCACCACGTCCTAACGCAAACCGTATACTGACAACCAGCAACAGTAGCAACAGAAACAGCACTGTATCCACCACCAGATCCGCCGTGACCATGGTGATAGCAATCGCAGCAGCAGCGAGCAGATCCTCCACCACCGCCACCCCAGGCTTCAAAAGTAACTCTGGTTACGCCAGTGGGAACAGTCCAGGTGTAGTTTCCTGCTTCGCAGAAATCAACCATGCGGACACAACGAAATCTGACATCCCGTCTTGTCATTATCATCAATACACCTGCCGCAAGCGTCTTGATAGGTAGATGCAGAATATAAATTTCTAGCCATTAACGTATCCCTCGGAGCTAAATCTAGGTGTTACACCAGGAGCAAATTCTGTTTGTGCATAATATTTTTGAAAACATTCCTGCTTCTCCAGCGATTTTTGCCTCACTGTTTGAAGTGACGCTGGTGGACCATGGTTGAATGGGCCAAACAAGATCGAAGGTTTTACCCTTTACAATCTCAAGATTATTTAGTTCCGCAACATATGCATCAATAGCTGCAGCAAATCCAGGAGTAATATCTCTTACTTTTTTACGAATTGCTGCTTCTTTTAATAAAGTTTCTCTATTAGAGAGGGCGATCTCCAATGCGGATTGTTGGGGATCTGACGGAGTTTTTTCTACAATACTTGGTTTAACAAAAAATGCATCCCAAGTTTGCGATTCTAAAACTATATCTAGTTCTCTGATCATCGACGATTCTAGTGTCAGAAGGATCAGTCATGGCTGTTTTCAAATCGCCAGTGACTTCAACCCACGTTGCTAATTGATCTGCTTCCCACTTTTCTGAGGTGGGAACAACATTAGCGACCTTGCGGAAGAAATAACCTTCATCAAGGTGGGTTTTTCTATAAACAAGTGCCCAATACTTTGTTGTTGCCATTTTTCTCCTCAGTATGTAATTCTAATAAGACCATTGCCGCCCTTACCAGAGCAAGCACAACCATCGCAATGATCAGCCCCTGCCATAGGATTGACTCCACCGCCACCACCAGGGAAAGTTCCACAGCATCCGCAAGATTGATCACCAGCGCCACGGCCTTGACCGCATTGATAGCAGCAGCACACTCTGCCTTGCCACTGATCAGGACCTCCCATGGGAGCTCCAAAACCACCAGTTAAGATGCAGTTCTCAAAACAGGTATGTACTTCTGCCCATCCACCACTTAAGTTAATATCTCCACCAAAGGAACATCCACACTTCTCAGTGCTTCTCCACCAACCACCAGTGCAAGATCCATATTGAGAGCAGTCATTACACCAACTGCCGCCGAGGCCGCCGTCAGCGTAAAGTTTTCCACCCTTGTAAACGTCACTCTCAGCACGTTGGTTGTTGCAATCAAATCCTAAGTTACATCCTTTAACGAAGCTTCCACAACCTCTACACTGACATGCGCTAACTTGGTTCGCATTCCAGCAAGCGTCCCAGCCACCACCACCTGCACAGAGGGTATATTGCCATCCGGGTTGAACCTTAATTGTCTTGGCTGCATATCCACCAGGAGATCCGCCAATACCAGGATAACAAGAACAGCAGCACTTGTTATTTCCTTGTCCACCACCACCCCATACTTCAAAGGTAGCACAGTAAACACCTTGAGGAACTGTCCAAAGACAGCATCTATTAACGGCTCCAGTACCTGTAGCTGTAGTTCTGTCACCATCCTCAGGAGATAACCAAAAAACTCCTGTACATGCTAGATTACAGTCGTATCCTTTTGTTGAATGTCTTCCCATTGTTTACTATACTCCTGTTGTGCTGATACCAAGACGTTGATACATCTCCGTGTACCAAACATCACCTCTTCTAACTTTAGAGTCGGCAATGACTCTCATGTTGGCATTTCCAGCCTGAATGTATTCAGACATTGCTTCGATTTCAAATGGTCCCTCAGGGAATTCAAAATCACAAGGATTATCATTTTCAAAGTCTACATTATCAAATAAGATTCTCAGATGAGCTCTGTAATCTCTCCACATTTTCTGTGCATATTCCACATCATGATAAATTGCAGCGGAATAAGCGTAATCACTTTGATCAAGAAGAGCGTTTCTATTAGTGATTACATCATTCCAAGTAATTTCACATTGTTTCTGAGCATAATTCCACTGCTGATTATCAAAATCATAAGTGGATTTCCAGATATCAATATCAAAATGAAGTTTACCTTCAATTGCAAGAAGAACATCATATACTGGTGTATCTTCTTCAAGAGTTACATACTGATATCCACTGGGCGCTGGACTCTCATTACCAGCACTGACAATGGGATAGGGACCGATTCTACCAGTAGATGTATTTACTAATACTTTATAGTCTGCCATTGTCTTTCTCAGTATGTAATTTTAACCATTCCGGGAGCGCCTGGGCCACTTCTACCTGGGTTGCAATTGCAACCACTTTGGAAGTGTTGGCCAGCTCCACCGCCACCAGGAATTCTACCATGCATCATTGGTTCAGGGAAACCAACATATTTGCCCCAACTGTTGTCACCCATTTTTCCACCCCAGCAGTTATACGATCCGGAGTGATTATGTCCTGCTCCGCCGCCGCCAGGGCCTGCTCCAGTGCCACCCCAATTCTTAATTGTGTAGGGGTTTCCACCATCAGCATATAAGTGCATGAGTCCACCATTGCTATGAGCATGGTAATCATACCCATATGAAGTTGCGCTTATTCCAGGAGTGCCACTAGAATAAAACATACATCCACAGTAAGAATAGCAATTAATACCGAAATCACTTCGGCCTCCACAACCACCCTCTGCACAGAAATTAGTAAGTCCGACTCCAATTACAAAACTGTTTCCACCGCTAATTCCATTACAGCAAAGATTTACAGGAGCACCAGTAAATTCACCCTCCTGGTAGGTCATGCCGCCAGATCCAGCACAAACGTAGTAGTAATCTCCAGGAGTTACGTTAATAGATTTTCTAGCGTATGCACCTCCCATACCTGGGCCGCCAGATTGACAGCAGTTACAGTTAGTACCAGCGTTTCCTCCACCGCCGCCGCCGCCCCATAATTCAAAGGTGACGTGTTTTACACCATCAGGTACGATCCAGCAGCAAGAAATTCCGTGGACTTCGCAACAATTAGAATCAAGAATGTACTGAATAGGCATGTTACGATACTCCTTCGATTCCGTATGCTACAGCAGAAACAGTAAGAGATCCTGTCACGGCAGTTGCCGAAACGGTAATTGACTTACCAGAAGCGACTACGATACCAGTTCTTTCAAGAACACCACCAGTGTTTAGAATGGCATCATATTCAAGATATTCACCAGCAGCGGGCGAACCAGCGGTATTGGTAAGAGCAATTCTTACTTTACACTGAGTAGAAGACCTATTTACCATCGAAACGGTAACAACAGAATAAGTATTCGACGCCATTGCGGGAACCAAAGTTTGGTCCGTCGCTGATGTGATATTCAACTTATTATAGTTAGCACCAGCCATTTTCTAATCTTTCCTTGCGTTTGTGCAGTTAATGTTATTTATAAGAATACCCCCCAAAGGGGGGTTATGGAGTTATAAACCCAGAATCAAATGGATCCCGAGAAGTATTGGGAAGGTCCAACCTGATCGTCAACATAGTGACGTGTTGCAGCATACATGCTAGCAGCATATCCAGGACCAGGATCAGCATAAAGTTTTAAGGCCCCAGTCATGGTGCTTCCAGCTCTAGCAACCAGAGTGTTATTAAGTCCAGCGGCAAGAGTGTCAACATAAGTCTTAACTGCTTGCTCCGTGGGTACGGCCTGGTTAGAGTTACCCGACAGTGTTCCGTCAGAGGAGAATTCGTTAATCGATTCACCAATCTGACCACCAATAGCACCCAGTCTCAGTTCAGTCAGACCAGACAGGTTGAACGCCGAAGCATCCAGGGTTGCTCTACCAGTTAACTGATCAACCGAGAAGAAGTCACCAACTCGGAAGTTACCACCTTGGTCAGTAGAAACGAAGAACACTTTACCACCAAGTCTTACATTGGTTTCATTACCCTGCTGAACCGTATCATCATTAACATTAGGATAGTTGGTTGTTACAGAGTTACCAGTACCAACACTCAGGAAGTCGTGTCCTGTCAGACGCATTTGCGAGAAGTTGGTTCTCATTTGAATGAGAGAAGTGCTTGTTCCATCATCAATTGTTCTGAGTGTTTTCTCAGGAGCAATGCTCAGTGTAGCACGACCAGTGGCAGTTGTAAATCCAGTAACAGCAGCAATAATATAGTAGTTGTTATCAGTGTTGATTCCAGCCGCCACTGTTGTGGTTGTAAACGCTACGTTGTCTCCAACTCTAGGAGTTGTAGAGAGTCCAGCAACTTCAATCAGAACACCTTTCTGTCCACCAACAGATCCAGCAACAGAAGCAATACCAGCCGATCTACCACCAGCGATGTTAACTGTCTCGCCAGGAATAAAGGAAGTGGTTCCGATACCAATGGAAGGATCACCATATCCAGCGTTGTACTTGAAGATGATGTAGTCGCCAGCAGTCTGGTCATTCAGAATTGTGGCTCTAGCACCAGAAGTGGCACCAGTCATCGCAAGTCCAACAGCAAGAGGTCCGTTGACTATAGATCCAGTAATTGTTTCAAATCTATACTCCATATACACTGGCAGTTCTTGGTGTTTCCGAAGTCGAGAATCCAGAAGCAATTACACCGTAATCGCCGTAAGAGTTGTTACCACCAACCGAACGAACTCTAGCACCTTCTCCAGCGAAATAACCCCAGGAGCAGTAATATGTGAAGCAAGAAACAATCTCAGCACGAGCGTCTTTATCAAGAACATATCCAGCACCATCACTATTAATCTGAGTGAAGGAGTCAAATACCATCGACTTGTTACCAACGGTGTGAATACCACCATCGATGAATACACCTACACCACCATGAGAGAAGGAAGTACAATCCTTAAGGTAAGGAGACTTTCTTAAGATTGGAGATTCTGGATTTAGAGCACAGAAAATACCACAAGCAGTAGTTCCAGTTCCAACACGAATATTGGTTTGTCCAATATCAAATGGTGCGTTAGGATTATAAGTAAATCCAGTCATACCCTTCAGGGAGAGTCCCTGAAGAACGCAACCATCAGAAAGTTGGAACATTGTCTTTCTGTTGTTGGGAGTAACACCATCAGTCGAAAGACCAGCCGCAGGAAGAATAGTTGTACCTCTGAGAGAATCACCAACAACGGAAACGTTAGGATTCAGTCTGATGGGCAGTTGCTCAAAGAAGTCACCAGCGGACAGTTTAAAGATAACAGGAGATACATCGGTAACAGTTCCGCCCTGAACATATTGAAGATCAACAGGAGCAGTACCAATGTTAACAACCAGAGTGTTATCGTCTACTCTGTTAGAAACATCAAAGAAGAATCCGCCGCCGCCTTGGCCTCCTCTTCCACCGAGTTGCTGACCATTAACGGCAGGGAAGATATTGCTGGAGAATCCAACTTGAGAAACTAAGGTTGCAGTAGAGAATGCAATGTTATTGAGTCTGATTCTGGAACCATTAAAAAGAATTCCATGATTCGGAACAGTAATGGTAGCAAATCCAGTTACACCATTGTATACAAGGTTGGTAATTGACTGAGGTCCAGTAGCACTAGTCAGAGCAACACCAAGAGTTTTGTATGCAGTAGCAGCGGAAGTTCCTGTCTCGGTATCATTACCAGTAACAGGATCAACGTACAGAATCTTAGTTTGTACACCAGCATAATCCCAGAATACATCTGTTCCATTGGATGTAAGAACAGTACCGAGAGATCCAATACCAAGTCTTGCGGGAGCAGAAGCATTTCTATAGAGAAGATCTCCTCTAGTTGTCAAGAGAGCAGTGCTATCTCCAATAGCAAACGCAGCCCACTTGCTAGCGTTTGTTCCGGGAATAACGCTCATGTTAGAGGATGCTACCGAAACATAAGCAGACGATGCATACTCAACAATATCATTGAGTTCGTATGTCGTTGCTGTCGCCCAAGTTCCAGCAAAATTAAGACCTTTAACTACAAGTTGCCAGTTCTCGGTGCTACCAATTCCAAGGGGGTTGATACCACTTACTTGAGGAGAAATCACACGATATGTGTTACCACCAAGGGTAACCATATCAGATTGGTTATAAGTTCTGGTGCTGCTATAAGTTCCAACAGCAGCCGTGGTTCCTAAACCTACAGCAACAGGGTTCCAGAAAGAATCAGATGCACTTAAGTTTGGTTGATTTCCTAGAGACTGAGAAATGTTAATGTAAGCATTACCATTAAACTCAACCAAATCTCCAGGATAGTAGATGCCAGTTGCAATCCATCCACCACGATGCTCAACACCATCTGCAAGAACGGAAAGATTACCGTATTCTACAGTTCCGCTGGCATTGAAAGGCGTTGTGACTCGATACTGTTTAGGACCAATCTTAATTACATCATTAGGTCCATACTGAACAGATGTAGTATAAGCACCAACAACATCCAATCCAGGATTAAAGATAGTCCACTTACTAAAGTCAGTAGAATACCAACTAGATGTAGTAGCGGCTCCAGTATGCGCTTGGTTACAACGATAAACGTTACCACCAATGGTAATGAGTTGGTTTACGTTGTAATATGTATCAGGTCTCCACTCATCAGCAGGAGTAACATTCTCATTGTATGTACGCCAGTACTGATTCTGATTCTGAGATGCCCAGAGAGAAGTAGAAGCAACGGATACATGGTTGGAGGTACAGATATACTGATTACCACCAAGTTTAATTACATCGTTAACGACGTAAGTGGTTACAGTACTAAATGCACCTTTAAAGGTGAATCCTTCTACATGAAGTTGCCAATATGCCGAATCGGTCGATGCCCATGCAGTAGTACCAATACCCGTAGAGGTGTGGTTGGTAATACAAACATAGTTATTAGGACCAAAACGCATAATGTCGTCAATGACATATGCTGTCGAGGGAGTCCAGTTCCCTGTCCAGTTAAATTTTAAACGCCCTAAACGAAATTCAGCCATTGTTCTCCGTCGTTTTTATTTTGGTCCAACGCTATCATAGTCATATGTCCCGCCGATTTTCAGGACAAAATAACCGTCACTGTCAATGAAATAATTCAAGTTGCGTGAATCGAAACGTATCTGTTGATATTTATCTGCTGGATTATTGAGAGCCTGCTTCTCAGCAGTAGTTTCTTCAACGTAATCTTGCCCCTCAGTAACTCCAGGAATTTGTGTTCCGTCTGTTCTATGAAGGTCAATCGCAGTTTCATTGGATGCACTATTAATCTTAGTCAACCACAACATATCATCAGAATCTCTACGCAAAGCGTAGACAAAATAGTTCGCTGAATTAGCGATGCTACCAGATAGATTGCTTAAACTAAGTGACATCTTAAATTCCTACTGGATTTGCGAATACTTTCCATAAAGAACCGCTCCAAATCAGCTTAACCTGAGCAGGAGCATCAAGATAAAGAGGACCATCAGATGTATTCAAAAGTTGATTTTGAAACTGTGACCCAATACCAGAGTATACCGTTACATTATTTATGTTCCAAGAACTTCCCTGATCTAAGATCTCAATCCAATGTCCTGTTTGCAACCCAGCTGTGGGAAGATACACAGTACATGGACCGTTAGTTGTATCAATAAGATACTTACTTACGACAACTAAGTTTCCTGATCCAGCTGCGGAAGTTCCGAGTCCAACGTTAGCGTTGACAAGTTTGTAAAGTCCACCTACATCATTACCATCTCTGTCAACAAATCTTGTAGCACGGACAGTTCCAAGAACGTCAAGTCTTACAGGATCTCCATCAAGATCACCAGGAATTGTGCTACCAACACCAACGGATCCAGTGTTAGCATCATAAACAAGGAATTCAGATGCACCAGCAAATCCTAAGTTGTTAAACTGGAATTGACCATTATCACCAACAGGAGAAGGGTTAATACCAGTCAGACCAGCACCAGATCCAACAAACAGTGTCGAAGTAACAACACCCGTTACAATCAGACCACCAGCGTTGATAGTGTTAACACCAGCAACAACGAAGTGTGTACCAACAACAACGTACTTCGAAGTCAGATGTTCCGCCTACACCAAGAGTTCCATTGATTCTCAGGTTGCCAACTGTCAGTGCTCCAGAGACAACAGCATCTCCACCGACAGACAAAAGCAGAGGTTGGCGATGCACTATTAATACCGACCCTCTGGCCGGCATCAATAAGCATTGCCTTGGTGCCGTCAGTGAAGAATTCAATCTGACCGCTGCCAACTCCAGTATCAAAGAGAGCAACCGAAGTATTTCCTTTGGAGAAACTATCAAGTTGGATACCAGTAGCAGTGAGAACACCAACTACATTCAGGTTACCTTGAATGACAACTTCATTAGCACCACCAGGATCGAGAGTTAAATCTCCACCAGTAGTCTCAATTGTATTGTCTGCAATAACTACGTTTCCAATGGTCGCATTATTTGCAACGAGACCACCAGAAATTGTCAGGTCATTGACTGCACTAAGGTCAAAAGCAGTGGCAGCAAAGCTAACACTTCCACTTTCCTGATCAACAAAGAACAACTCACCAACACGGAAGTTGCCGTTCTGATCGATGCTGACATAAGAAACTTCAGCACCGTTTGCCTCAACTACTTCATTAGACTGAATAACTTCCGTAGGATCATTACTAAAGTCTTTGCCAGTTCCTACATGGTTGAAGTTAAGAGCAAAGAGTCTAAGAGAAACACCTTTACCGTCACCAACAACACCTCTTGTTCCATACTCAATGGCACAACCAACTGAACGTAGATCAGCACCAAATTCTTTATAGTCTGCAAGTGTAATCTTTGTTGCAGTACCAAGACCAGAAACTGTTCTGATATCCTGATTTACAACTACATCTTCAACAATAGTTGTGGATCCATTTGCACCATCGAAGTGAGAAAGATAAACAGTTGCACTATCACCAGTAGCAGCAGAAGTCGCTGTTGTATAACCAGTGGAGTGTCTAGAAATATTACTTACTTCAAGATCATCAATATATCCATGAATGGAGAACGCTTGAGTATTCTTTGCACCAAGAGTCAGTGGTCTTGTTCCGCCGTAGTCATTAGCATCAGCAGCCGTACCAACACCAATACCATTAAGATAAAGAACGGTGCTGCCATTGTTTCTGTTTACTGCAAAATTATACCATTGATTAGTAACAATGGTATTGACACCAACAATAATACTAGTGATGCCAACGTTATATTGAATTACACCAGTGTTTCCAATCGAAAGAGATCCAGCAGTATTAGCGTTAGAAGTTCTAGTATCAAATATAAAAGATTCTGTGCTTGCAAGACTAACTAACTTAAACCATCCCTCTACGCAGAAGTTTCCTGTACCAAAACCAAGTGCAGAGGAACTAGAAAGAACTAAGGCATTGTCATCAGCACCATCAAATCCAAGAGATCCGGTTCCAAATACTTTATCATATTGAGTGATGGTTGTAGTACCAACAACAGTAACACTCTTAGCAGATCTATCTGGAAGCACAGAGAAAGTTCCAAGGCCAACACCTTGAGTATTTCCAGCACCAACATTATGACCACGAAGTCTTACATATGTACCATCGTTGGAAACAATTGTGGCGGTAGCAATACCAACTCCGAGAGGATTATAAACTACAAGAGTATCACCAGCACCTACACTTACGCCACTGGCGACACCATCTTCGGCGAGATCAAGGACTCAAGCGCGGTGGAGAAGTCAAACCACATGGCTCTCAGTCA